CGCGTGATTTCCTCAATCTGCAAGCGACGATCCGGCTGACCGCGAACACCAATTAACCCAAGATAATCAACAATTGCAAGATAGCCTTTATCAGCTTCTGCGGCTCGCTGACGCATTGTTTTGACGATCTGCGGTAATTCCACCTGCTTGTCGTAAAGCTGCAAGCGATAGTCTTTAAGGACGTTTCCCGCCTTTTCAACCTCAACCTTCTCAGCATCGCTTAGACTTTTCTGCGGGTTGATGAATTTACCAGCACTGATGCCAGTCTTGCAGGCCAACAAGCGGTTGTAGTTTTCTGCATTTGACATTTCAAGCGAAAACATATCAACTGTCAATTCCGGTTGCTGTTTCAAAGCCTCAATGATGAGATTGACCGCGAATGCTGATTTACCGACACCGGGGCGCGCACCAATCGTCAACAAACGTCCCGGCATCAAGCCACCACCAAGAATGTTGTTAAGAGTGAAGTACGTTTTAATCCCATTGTCAGCGGCACCGTGTATCATTTTGTCTTCCATGTCTGCTGCCAAATCAGCAATGGTACTTTCAGTTACCGTCTGACTGGCAGCAGTCGCATTCTGTGAAGCCTCCATCATTGCTGTCAGGTTATCATCACTTGGCTCTTCCGAGTACGCTTGTGCTGCTTTGATGAGCTGACTACGGAAATAGTCCCGCTTTAGCTTGCCTACCCACCAGTCAAAACGTGAGGTGCCAAAATCACTGGTCAAGATGTACTGCCAATCTGCTGCTGACATCACGCCTGGATGAGCTGTTGCAAAACCATCCTGCAATTCCAGCGTATCTACGTCACCTGGCAACTTGTTCATGTAGGCAACTACTGCAGCGTATTGCTGGTTGTTAAACCATTTAGGATCAATCCATTCAGACTTGATGAGTTCCGGCTTCGTATATAGTCCATACATGACATGTGGCTCAGGATTGCTAGGGTCATAAAGTTTTTTTGTCAAGCGTTTTGCCTCCGTTCATCGTATTCATCAATGTAACGTTTAGCATCTTCTGGATCGATCGGAATACCCTGCGCTTTGATTTCCTCAAGCACGCGATCTAGGCTGTTGTAATCAAGGTACATAGCGATGGCTGTTTTTTGCGGGTCAAACTTCGGCTTACGGGCTTGTTGTTCCTCTTGCTCTTCTTTGATAACCTCCAAGTAATCATTCCAAGATTCTTGGTTAAAGAACGTGCTGCCATCTTTTATGAATTGCTTTTCTGTACCTTTGCTATTGATTAGCTGGCGATAAGCCACAATGCCATCCTGAATCTGTCTGTTGGTAGCAGGATTCTTCTTCCGTGTCATCGCTCGTTTGTAAGCAGCTAGTGCTGGCTTCTTGCCGATCTTCTTTGGATACAGTTTCCAGAGCTTCTCGAAGTTAGCATCTAGTGTGCTTTCTGTGGTATCTTCTTGCTTATCTGTGCTTCCTTCATCAGAGTATCCTTGGGTTGCCTCCTGCGAACTATTTTTCTCACTCTCTAACGTGCTAAATGCACGTGTGTTTATATTCTCTACATTCTTTACATTCTTGTTAGTTGCCACCTCTTTGCCACCTCTTTGCCACCTCTTTGCCTCTTGCTTTGCCACCTCCTCGTCATTACTTTGATATTTTGCCCAGTTAGTAATGGTTATAAGGCGTCCGGTCTTTGCCGATTCGTTTGCCAGAAATCCGTATTTTTCGAATTTTACCAAAGCCGAACGCACGTTCTTAGAACTGATGTTCTTTCCGGAAATCTTCCTAATTGATTCGATCGACGTGATTAGTTGACCGGCCTTAATCGAGAACTTTTTGCCTTGCCATATCCAGCTTTTATCATCATGATTAGCAAGCATTAGCAGTGTCATCATAATGACCTTTTGTTCCGGAGTGCAGTCAATCCACAATTCGTCTTCAAGTATTTTTCTATGAAGTTTTACCCACCCCTGTTGTGGCATCTATGTCACCTCCTGTAATTTTCACAGAGGCTATTTGATGTCCTCAGGAAATGCGTTGATGATTGAAATCAATGTGCGGTCAAATGCTTTCTCCCTGTTTTCGGAATACTTACGTAGTTTCCACAGGTTTGCGTATGACATAGCAGTTCTACGGGAAACATCAGCCAATGAATGAGAAGACAGAACTTTTGAAACTGCCTTTTCGAGATCATCTCGTGACATGTTGCTTGCAATAATGTTTGCCATTTCCTTACCTCCTTTAATGATTACAGTATATATCCTGAGAAAACTAATTGCAATAGAAAAGTGCCATTTCTGGCACTTTTTTTGAATTATTTTTCTTTAGTCAGAATGGAAGATCGTCACTTACGTCTATTGGTTGACCGTTGTTGGCAAATCCGTTGCCTTGACCAGCCGGATTGTTTGCGGATCGTTCATGAGACTCCTGATGCGTCTGTCGCGGCTCAAGCAAAGCAAAGTTCTCAACAATCACTTCGGTCACGTACACTTTGTTGCCTTGTGCGTTGTCATATGTGCGCGTCTGGATATGGCCTTCGACACCAACAAGTGAACCCTTGTGCGTGAATTTAGCTAGGTTCTCAGCTGACTTACGCCAGATGGCACAATTGATAAAGTCAGTTTCTCGTTCCCCATTTGCGCTGCGAAATTGGCGATCAACAGCAATTGTAAATGATCCGACTGCCGTCCCGCTTTTTGTGAAACGCAAATCAACATCTTTGGTAAGTCGTCCTGTCAATGAAACCGAATTAAGCATATCATTATCTCCTCTTGTTTTGTATTTTGTACGCGGATAAAGCCGCTTATCTTCGTAGTACCGAGCTTATCGCATTAGGCGTGTTGTTCCGCCCACTCAAAAGAGAAACCATGGTGATGTTTATGCCTGCCATTTAGGCAGTCAGACACGGCACTATGGTATAGTCCGAGAAGCGCCGCCGCTTTCTTGATACTGCTAAAATAGTAGCGGTGTCCCGAAGCAGTTATGACATAGACGGGCTTTTCGTGCCCTTTTGCCGCACGTTCGTTGTGAGTGCCATAGTTCATATTGTAGCGATGTGAACACCACTCAAGATTGGCAACTGTATTGTCTGTCTTATCTTCATTTTTGTGGTTTACTTCAGGCAAGTTGTCGGGGTTCTCTAAGAACGCTTGAGCAACAAGGCGGTGAATGAAATAATTCTTTTGACCACCACTTCGACACAAGACAACCGCGAGATATCCGTCACGGTTTAAGCCACCGGTGAGCACCTTACCTTTTAGGCGCTCCCCTTGCGTGCTAACTCGGTCAAGGCTCCTCACCCTGCCGAGGTTACTAACCTGATATAATCCTTCGTAGCCTTTAACGTCCTTCCAGACTTCTTTATCCATGCTTAACACTCCTTTACTTTGTGTTGTAACGCGGCTGAATACGTTTAAGGTCGTCAGCCGTCAATTTTACTGGCCTGATGTGGTATTTCTGAATAAATGTCTCAATTCCGATTGTATGTTGCTCCACGTGGTGAATGCGGCACAGGCTCATGTACCTGAACTTTGTTTCGTCTATCTTATTTCTGTTGCGCCCCATACCGACAGCCTCGAAGTGTGCCAAGTCAGCGGGCTTTCCACAGATAACACACTTTCGGAAACGGAGGCAGAACCATTGGCGTGCATAGTCGTTGGGTATCATGTCCCACGTCTTCGTCTTGAATGGCACATCGTTGCGGAAGCAAAACTCTAAGATCGTGTAGATCATGTTGCTGGCAGTTGTCATCGAACAGTCACTCAGTGAATATGGTTCAATTGCAAAAATCTCACGCGTATATGACTTCATGAGGCATTCGATCATGTCCACCGTGTCACCGTTCCAGTCGGAGATGTCGCGCATCAGTGCAAATATCTTTTTGCGTTGATCCGGGCTTATATGGCGCCCGTCCTCGACTTCTAACTCAACCGATGGTGATTTACCCGCGGCAAGCTTAGACAGCTTATACAAGCTCACAGAGCTGTCTGCGGTGATGGTAATTTTATCTCCGGACAGCTTATCGAGTCTGCCGTTTATTTTCATTTGCGACACCCGCTAGTTTCTTAATTTCATTCTTTAACAAGCCCTCAATACCTGCCGCGGCTGCCGGTGTCAGCGTCTCAATGCTGGTCGCTTTGCTTCCGAATTTTGCGTTAGCGAGGCCGAGCCAGATTTCAGCAAGCTCGTTCACTGTCTTCGGCTTCGGGTCACCGTTTTTGTTGACTGCTGGCATTTTGTTGAATTGTTGCATAATTAGTGTCTTGACTTCCTTGACTGTTGCGTGATCGAGGCCACTATTTGGCTTATTTACGCGTCTTGGTTGTGCCTTTGGAGGGTTTATACCGGCAGCTGTACCGTCATCATCAGGGTCAGATGTGATACCAAAGGCCGCTGTTAGCGAGTATCGACGTGCGTAAGTCTCAGCGGAACCGAAAGCCTGAGCGTCATTTTTGGCAACTGGGACTGACAGGGGTCCAAGTTCGATGAATTGGCCGCTGGAGTGTAAAATCAAGGTCGTTACGCTCACTTGGTTCCCTTCGCTGACTACGTCTTGCGTGTATGCCAGTCCCGTATCAGGAAGCGCGTGGTCAATCGCACCAACGACACCCTCGAGTTGAACGTAACGAGACTTTAGAAACGGGTTGTCACCATCTTTTGTCGGTTGCTTGACAGCTTGCCTAAATGAGTTGATTGCCTTAGCAATTTCGTTTATATTCTCTGATGTTCGCATGATTTTTCCTCCTACTTGATTAATAAGTGTTCACCGCGTGGCTTAAGCTCAGCACCTAGCACTTTTTCTCCGGCTTCCAATCGTTCACGAATCTTGTCCATATCTGGCTCGCGCTTGATTTTGAAAACATCAGCCTGCAAATTGTCTTGATCGATTGAAATCGGCTGTTTTCCGCCATTCTTAGAAATTCTTACGGTAAATAGTGGCGTTTTTACTTTCCGAATGCCTGCGTATTCAAGATTGTCTTTTAATGATTGCTTTATACGGTCACGATTGTGCAGAAAGACCGCCTTACGATCAGAAAGTCGTTTAATTTCTAAATCAATTGCATTTGCATCAGCTTCGATCTGCTTAATTACCTGAACGTATCCTTCGGCTTTGTCTTCAATGGCTCCATCGATACTATCCAAAGTGTCCTGCAGTACATCTGGGTCAATCGTGCCGTCTTCTGCCTGGTTAAGCAGGGTTGCACGATTACCAGTTAAGTCGTATAATGTTGACATAATAATTCTTTCTCCTTTCAGTCGTTGGTCTGCGGGAAAGCGGCTTTTTTCATGGCTTGCTTGATAATAAATAGGATCGCGTGTGCGCCATCTTCTTGGCCCATGGCGTACGTTTGATGAGGGTCTGTGTTGTTAGGCCCATAGTCAGTGGCAACCTTGTGATATACCGCGATCTGACGGTTTACTTCAGCTAAAATGTGCTCGTATACTTCATTAGTCATCACGTCATCCCCTTATTTTTGCTAGTCGTGCACGTAACTTCTCGTTCTCGGCAAGCAGCATCTTTGCAATTGGTGTGTGGTTGCCGCGCATGATGTCTAACATCAATTTATTGTGTTCGTTCATCAAATCACCAATGGTACGTTCTGCTTCATTCTTCTGCATCTCAGTGATGCGGTTGTTGACACTTGCTACAATTTCATTAGCCATTCTGTTCCTCCTAGTAGTCATATTCAGTCGCGCCAAGGCTCATTAAGAAGTCAATGACGTCATATTCGTTGACGAGTTCGTCGTGATATTCAAGGTAGGTATTGCCATCAACCAGCGGATGGCCTTGCCAATCCAGAGGTGGATCTTCCTCTTGTCGTGCCTGGCGATTTTGATACTCGTTCAATGCCGCCGTGTTCCAATCTGGTTCAATCATGGTCATCGACCGCCTTCCGTGATAAACTTGGGTTATAAATTAATTTGCTTTGTTTTTCATTTCCCGTGGTTTCCGCCATGGGATTTTTTTGTGCGCATTTGTTGAGCATCCGTTGACTGAGTTCAAACAACCATAGCCAGCCAAGATCGGCGTGGCCTTTGTAAATCACGTTCTCGACTTGATCGTGAATGTCTTGCCAATACTCTTTTGTATCTCGCATGTGCTGTCCTCCTATTCAATCCATTGCTTCCATCCGCCCACCGCCGTGGCACCGATCATGACGCCAGCCATAGCTACAAGCAGATACTTCCAAAACGATGATGTTGGATCGAGCAACACTGACATGATTGCTTCTAACATTTCTATGCCTTCTCCTCTATTGGATACTTCTGTTTTTCAGAAGTTGGTGACAAGAAAATATCCCAAACCGAAATACTTAAAGCTTTTGCAATAGCCTCAAGGTTCTTATAACTGGCTCCGCGAAGACGATTAATGTCATGCTCGTAATTATTAATCGTTGCTTCCGTTAGGCCTGATTTAGCCGCCAGTTCATTGACTCGCATGTCTCGAATCCCGCGCCATTGACGAAGCGTTAATTTCTCAGGTTTTTCGTTCATCATTATTTTCTCCTTTCGTCTTTATATTTATATAATACATCTAGTCTTGCGGAAGTCAATAGTAAAATTAGCTTTAGCCAAAATTAATTTAGAAATACGCTCATTTTTTGTGCAAAACAAAAAAGCCCTCCACCCGCGTTAGCGAGCAGAGGGCTATTTTTGTTACCTGATATACAGGCTTTCGCCAGGGTAGATTAGACCTTTGAAAGCATTTTGACTGCCTTGTAAATTTCAGGGTTGCTTAGCAGAGACTGCATCCCAGCCGTAACCGTTTCTGGATCAAGTGAAATATGCTGGGATTGATTAATATCAGCATCATTCTTTAACTGTTCAAGAGACGACGTGTCAATACGGATTGCCATTTGCTACTCCAATCTGTAATCGGTCGAGTGGTTCACCAAACGCACCAGCATACGTGTCTGTGTACTGTGGCAAACTCGTGCCATCATCACATACAACGCCAAGCCAGCCAGCCCGTTGTGTCGTCTGACTGCGGTAATACGCTTGCTGGTACGGCTCACCATCAGGAGTAAGAAAGATGATCTGGACTCCATCAATCGCTTCACCAGCAATACCGGCGCAGCCGTTCACCGTATCAGTGCGATCACCTTTGGTTACCCAAGGCAGCCAACCACTCTTGACTGTGTGAACACGATACTTAACGCTACCATGATCAACGCGAATGTACAGCAGATCGTGTTGGTGATTAGGCAATCCAGCAAACCCGTTGTCACCAGAGCCAAAATTAATAACCTCATCAAGCCAGCTGCCACCGAGCAAGTGCAGGCCGTAGCTTACGTTTACCTTTTTAACAGACAGTTGCGGAGCTGGTGGTGTTGGAAGAGGGCTGGCACCCTGACCAGCATAAGCAGCCCATGCTGCGCGATCGCCGTAGAAGACATTGAGGTCAAGATTGCCACCCCAACCAGGCAAGCGTCCAACTGATGTATATTGGAAAATCGCCGGATCAGGCCAGCTCTTCGTGCTGCCATACATATCACGCGGCTGATAACCGTTAACGGCATTATAGTTATTGTACTGGGCAACCCACAAACCATAGGTGTTAGCAACACTGGACCAGTCTAGCCGGTTTTCGTCAGACAGCCCCATGTAAATCATCGGTGCCACACCGGTCTTAGCTTTAACGTAATCCAGCCACTGCTTCGCCCAGCCAACGCCCTGACTTACTGCGGGCCCTTCGAAGTCAAGCACTAAGACAGCCTTTCCAACATATGCACCGACTTGGCTCAAAAAGTAAGCGGCCTGATCCCGTGCATTACCAACGCTTGCAAAGTGATAGACGCCAAGCAACTTGCCTGATGTCAACGTCTGCTTGACCTGATCGGCAAAAGCCGGATTCAAATAGGTTGTCCCTTCGGTTGCCTTTGCAATGACGAAATCAGCGGTCATGCCGCTAATGCCAATGCCCTGCTGATAAGATGCAACATCAATACCATGTAAGACCATTATTTTGCCTCCTGACTAGCTGCTGGTGCTGCAGATGCTGGTTCTGGTGCTGTTGAAGATGCCGGAGCGACAGCTGGAGCCGCAGAACTAGCAGCTTCTAAAGCTTCCTGATCGGTCTCTTCATCCGCTTGCAGCGCCTTAATCTGATCCTCTAGGGCCTTGATCTTAGCTGCCTTGGTGGTAATGAGTGCCGGGTAAGCTAACGCCTGTTGGCTGTCGCTGACGCCTTCTGTGGTTGGGTCAACGGCAACCCCCACAATGGTCAACAGTGCAAATACTGCGTTGACCACTGCAGTGAGTTCCTTACCCAAACTAGCAAAGTCCCAGTTGTAACCGAAGACTGCCGCTACCGTTTGAATCACCAACAAAGAAGCTGGCACCAAAGCCAGCCAGAATTTGACGCTTAATAATCGTACTTTCCAATTAATCTTCATGGTTATCTTCTCCTTTGATACCTTTGATGCCTACATGGTCTTCCAATCGAGTAATCCTAACCGAGTGACTGCCAAGCTCATCATCGTGTGTCCTCAAGTGTTGTCCCAAGTCTGCCAGCGATTGTTCGTGCAGTTTTAGCTGACGATTAATTGTATCTGACAGAGATTGAATATCAGAGCGCAATGGATCTAAGGCAATCTTTTTGAACAGCCAGCTGCCAGCACTCACGCCCACCCCGATGATTGATATAACCTCTGTCCAGTCACCAATCGTGTATCCAAAAAATGTCACTTTCTCACTTCCTTCCATAAAAATAGCCGCTAGCTTTTGCTGGCGACATAGTCACTGATGATTAGAAAAGCCCAATGGCGAGTGCTGCGTGTGTCGGGTGATCTCTGATTTTTTTAAGCATTGTCATCACTTACTTCCACGGTTATCACTATAACTCCAAATACTTAGGATTCTCAGAAAAATCAAGAGACATTGTTTGCCCATTAATCGATACGGAATGAGTAGCTTCTCCAATTGGGGACCAATATACAATCATTACTTTTGATTTGCTGTGGTATTCAAAGCAATAAAGGTCTTGCATGAAGTCAGACGGGTTATCAATCACTTTTATTTTTTTGTAAAAAGAGAATCCCCTCATCCTTTTGATGAAGTCATAATAAGCATATGCAAGCGGAGTTAACGAAGCATACGGACCAAGAAAACTGTAATTGCTGCCACTCAATGAATATTGTATGATTATTGGCCAACCAAGATAGTCCATAATCAGGGATTCTCTAACAGTATATTTGATTGCATCTGCCATTGACCAAAGGCCTTGCCACTTGTACTTAGGGCTAGCAACATCACGCGAATATCCAAATTCAGTAGCAATCAGTGGCAAAGACTTTGCTCTTGGCGATAAGTCGCTCAAAGGAGAATCCCTAATTAGCACTTCTGGACGACCAGAGTTTGCATAAGACGGAATATAGGGGTGGAAGCTTATAAGGTCAGCATTTTCGTCAAATAGACCAAATGAATCGGCCTTTTGGACGCTGTCCTTTGCTTGCGCATAATATGCAACGGAGCATAGAGTTGCAAAAGATGATCCTTGATCATTTTCTTTAACAAATGCACCGAGCCATATATCGAAGTTAGTCCATGCTTTGATTGCATCGTCACTCTTAGACTCGGGATATGTTGTCCAAAATGAGCCGTTCGCTTCGTTGAAGGCTTCCCAAACAGTATTGTTGCCCTTATGGTTCAAGACGAATTCTGATACCAATTCTTTGAATGTGTTCAGTCTTTCCGGAGTGAACTGTGAATTTGTCTCTGTGTTGTTGGCTACAGGAGTTTCAGCGTGAAAGGAGATCAAGAGAGAAAATCCTCGCTTTATTGCTGCTTCAATAGCAAAGTCATATGTTGAGAAGTCACCGACGCCGGAATCAAGAGCACTATTTTTGATATACACATTCATTCGCATGTATTTTAGGCCGATAGCTTTTGCGGCATCAAGTTGCTTAATCACGTTTGCATCGTAAGTCCAGACCATGGTCCCTAGTTTGTCAACAATTGGCCTTCTCCTGGATAGGCTGCTTGATTTGCTAAACATTATCCGTCTCCTTATTGTACATCGAACTGGTGTGAGACAATGATTTCGGTTGTTGCTGGATAATTTTTTGCGGCGTCTCCTGGAGACAAAAAACTATCAAAATAAATCCCGTATTGGTTATTCATAAGCAAGTCGCGAAATACAAAGTTCTGACGACCGAGGTCTTTATCAGTCGGGATTAATCGCTGTAACTGGAGAGGGGCCTTTGATACAGAATCAGGAAATGCAAGCAATAGGCGACCCGTTGATCCCCAACTAGCAGCCAGCATAGCATTTTGAATGACAAATGATCCATATATAGTAAATGTTTTCCGATGGCCCAAGGTTACAATCCTGTACTTCAGGTTTGCGCTTGTAACGTTAGCTCCAAGTTTTAGCCCATCGTCAAGCCACCCTGTGTCAGAAAAGGGAATCATATCCCCGTTTAAGTTATCGAAGTTCTGATTCACAACGTTTTGCCAGTCAGACTGTCCTTTGTTCAAAAAAGTAATATCACTCATGTTGTTTTCTCCCTTATATTTTTAATTCAGAGTCAAGGTCAAACGTTTGAATTGTCAAGTTATCTATCTGAACTGCAAGGTTGGATTGGCCTGCTGTCAGATACAACTGGTTGCCATTGATAGCATAGCTTGGGCTTTCCATTTGATATCCTGGTATCAATTTCTGGACATCAGTAATATCAACAAAAATGTCTGCTGTTGATGATGTTTGATATACTATCCTGACATTCAATCCAAACAAGGATGTTCCCCCAGCAATGTCAACAGGACTTTGTTGAGCAACACCGGCACCATATCGATAAATCATGCACTTTATATCTGGATAGGAGTTTTCTTGATTTATAAAAGTGATGCTGCCAAGGTGAACTTCAGATCGGAGTGGCTCAAGATGGCTCAAGCGCTCTTTTAAGCTGCTATAAGTGTTGCCGTCATCATCTGACCTAGCTTCAATTAATTCGCTTAGGATCTTTCCTCCTGGATCAATATTCTCGAGAATGTCTTTATTCGCATTTACAAAATCTGCCCAAGAAGAATGAGCGTCATTAACCCACTGGTTATATTGATTGATGATTTCGTTGAGATTGGAGATCCAATCCTTGGCACTTTCTTTAGTCATGTCTGCGGCTGGGTAAACAGCGAACATGATGTCGAAAGTCGACTGATTCCCGTTTGAATCAGTGAATGAGAAATAAGCAATCTTGATTTTCCCTGGAACTGATCCAAGTTGGCTTGGTACTTGATACGTAAATTTGCCACCAGATGCATCTACAATTGAAAATCCAGTCGTATCTGATACGACTGCCTTACCGTCAGCGGTGTTTGCCATGAACGATGGCGTTAGCCCACTAATTGACACCGGGGTACCATTGTCCATCAGTGTGGCATCAATTACCACGGCGCCGGTTTTGTCTCCCTGACGCAAATATATAGGCTCAGGAGCGATGGCATTTTTTGTGTCAAGAGTTACTTTGTATGTTCTGATTGCCATTTGGTATCAGTCCCTCCATTTTTTCTAAATCTTCATAGGTGTCTTTTGTATCAACTAGGCGTTGTTTCTCAAATCCTCGGCGCTTGCCTTTGAGTTCCCAACCAAACGATGAATTAGGACTGTCTGACGAAACGATGAAGTAGTCATTGCCACGTTCAGAAACCCAGAAGTGCGCATCACTGTAAGCAGTCAAGAAAACTTGGTAAGGCTTGTCTGTATTAATCAAATCAAAAACGAGCGGATCAATGTCAACTCGCACTGTTTTGCCATTGCCCGTTTTACTCTCGCCAATATCGCCTACATAGTTTTCTGCCAACTCATATGCAGGAGTAGCACGAATGCCGTCACGGGTGACCTGAACAGCGTTTTTAGAGCCATTGTATACATTGAAATTTCCCCACACATCAGTCTCAGAACTCGTGACGGTTAGATGTGTATTCACAACCCCAGTTGACGTGTCGGTTGCCCCGATGTTGACCTTTTCCGGAGAGGAAAGCCACAGCTTGTTTTCGGCAGTAATGAATTTCGAGCCCCCGCCAGCGAAGTTAAGGTCGGAATCTATCTTAGCGTTAATCTGAACCAGCGGCTTACTTTGCGTCGAGGTCGTTGGAATGGTGATAACGCCGGCACTTGTGCCATTACCGTCCGTTTGTGCCAGCCTGAGCGTGTTACCGTCGCGGTTGTTAATATCGGTACCAGTCACCATTTGGTTGATACCACCAATTAGTTCATCGCCCTTGTAAAGCTCCATAGCTCCACCTTTTAGGCGAATTTTGTAATGGCTTACTGGGTCTTCTGTTTCGTAGGTGATACCAGAAATGAGGTTACCGAATAGCCGATCAGCGACCACACCATCGGCAGTGACGGCGCTTTTGAATGTTTTACCACCATCAGTAGACACGCCCAGACCAGCACTATTGAGAATCACAACTTTGTTTGAGTCCGACTTGTCAACAGCGATGATTCCTTGATCAGTGAACCTGAGTTCTGTTCGTGCGGCAAGAAGACTGTTTGTTGCAAGCTGGACTTGAGATGTTAGCCATTCATTAGGCACTGGAATCTTGCCGGCAGCTACGTTAGACAGTGTTGATTGTGATGTCTTCTGCTGTTCGGAAAATGACAGGCTACCACATTCAACTTCCGTTTTGGTTCGTGTGCCGCGAATGTCGTAGTCACTTATAACCTTGATGATCCTGACTTTGTCGCTGAAATTAAGGCTTTCATCAATCACCGTGATGTAGTCACCGGGGTTTGCCATCGCGTATTTGTAGCCGACAGATTGCAAGTCAACAAGGTTTAGGGTGAGCGAGATGTTCCAACTCTTGTCAACTTTTTCTTTCACAGCAGCAAGCAAATTGTCGGCAATCATGTACCGCTCATCAGCAATAGGAACAGCTTCAATTGCGCCGAACTTGGGATAGTAGTAATCATACAGCGGTGATTTGTACTCAACTTCTAAGCGTTGGCTTGTGGTGTCATCAGGATTGCTGTATGCACCATAACCGCGTCCATAGGTAGCAAAGCTTGTGTTATCCGTCTGAATCTCTGCTGTGTCCAAATTGAACTTTTTGCGAACGATGGTGGAAAGATCAGACCCCATAGCTGGCACGACATGAACAACTGTGCCCTCCACATAGAACTCAACGTTTGCTTGGTCGATAATGTCATTGAACAACGATAGACGGTCACTCATGCCCCAATCCTGCTTCTCAAAAGCGGCAACTGTGGCTGTGTTGTCGTACGTATACCCCGTGCCAGCAAACAGAGCATCAAGATAGCTGGAGAACGGGTGCGAGCCATTCCAAGTTTCGTAGAAACCGGTCTTACTCATTTTGTAAAAGAATGCCTGAACGGCACTGAATGCAACAGTATTCTCTTTGTCGTTCTTCGTATATGTGACAACAACATAGTCTTCGTTAAGAAAGGACAGTGTCCAGCCTTTCGCGATGTTTGCCTTAACATCTTGGCCAAAATAGATTGTCCCAGATAATGATTTCTCACCATTCACCGCATCGGTTTTCTCAATCTCGCACTGGGCCTGATATTCATTATTCTCAACGTCTGTGAATGTGATCAATAATCACGCCTCCTATGCGTATAGATTTTGGAAACCAAGAATCCTGATTGTGCCCGGTACATTACAAGCAATTCGGTTAGGTTTATCAGGTTGCAAAGTAAAATAGGCCTTGTTCGTATTGCTGACGATGCTTAGCCCATTTTGAGTGTAGCTAAAGCCGCTAAACATAAACACGTCACCAGCGGCAACAGCACCGTTATATGTCAGCTCAGTGTCATCTATTTTGAGCGACAATGATGATGCCGAACCAGTTGCAGTGAATTGGACAGCGAATCCTTGCTCGAGCTGATTGCATGGAACAGTCCCTCGGTATGGAACGATGCTGCTAACATCAATATCGGCCGGTGGTGTTTCACCGTAAGGCAACTTCATAGTCTTGAATTCAGAAGTTAACTTATACAATAGTGTCCCATTGACATTGCCAACTAGCTCCATCTCGGGCGCTTCTGTATAAACAAGAAAACGCTTGTGCGATGGATAATCTTTCAATTTGTCGTAGTAGTTTCCAGATGTCTCTCCTGGCCTCTCAACTGCCGTCTCTGGCGATGTTTTCAGCTGGGTGATGTAATAACCGTCAGGATCTGAAAGCAGCGCATACAGCTTCTCACGAAGTGCTTCTTCATCGTCCATGTCATCTGCCCGATAGTAACCGGTAATATTGATTGTTTTATCGGTATGCCAACCGCCAAAGTCAATGTTGCCGTTACGCTGATCGAGCTGCTTGCTATTTCGAGTGACCGATGGTGCTGATTCCTCGAAATCAGTTATTAGCACCTTGTATTGGCTCAGGTAGTAGCGTCTACCATCGAGCTTTTCAACTAATAGGTCCATATACTACCCTCCAATCGGCCGGAAATAGCTGCTAACGGCTGCGTCATTAGCGTCCACTTCCTTGACCATGCTGTTAATGCCATTCTTATCAACGTTGTTTTGGACGTAGATGTTTGGCGTGATTCGTTCACTTGCATCAATTGACTGAGTGACGTCTCCAGAGCTGAACTGTGCGCCAGCGTTAGACAAGTTGCTGATGTTTGCCGACATGTTGTCAGAAATATCGCTTGCCATTCCAGAAACCGTCTTCTGAACAGACCAGAATGAATTTTGTAGTCCTTGATTCAAGCCACCCATGATTGCATTACCAGCAGGGATTAACAGCTTGGCATCATAGCTAATAGGTCCCTTGTGCTGGCGAATCCAAGAAGCAATTCCTCCAACAAATGATTGAACCTTGCTCCAAGCAGCAGTTAGGCCGCTGAAAAAGCTGTCCATGATAGCGCGACCAGCGTCAAGCAGATTGATATTCCTTATTGCATTGAATCCATTCCGAATTCCATTCACAACATTGGACACAATTCCTGTAAAACCACTCCAAACGCTTCTGGCTCCATTCACAATGTTGCTGGCAGCTCCCATTACAATTGAGCTGATGCTACTCCATGCTGATGAGAAGAAGGAGGTGATGCTGCTCCACAGTCCTGAGAAGAAACCGGGAAGAGCATTCCATATGCCCTCTGCAGTGCTAACTGTGCCACTCCATAAACCAGAAAGAAAAGAAGCAACACTATTCCAAATGGACTCCGCGGTGGAGACAATTCCATTCCACAATCCACTGAAGAATGAACCAAGCGCACTCCAAATTGCAGAAGCCCCTGAAACGATGCCGTTCCATACCGCTTCGATAACAGACGTGAATAGATCCCATGCCGTTTGGGCATAAGTTGTAATCAAATCCCATACTCCTGAGAAGTATGTGACAAGCCCAGTCCAAATCTGGCTGGCTGCTGTAACAATACTTGTCCAGATAAGCTGAAGGTCAGCCCCCATCTGTGTCCAACTTCCCGTAAGAAAATCTAGCACGATCAGAATAGGACCCATAATGACAGCTTTCAGCATATTCCAAACACCAGTGGCAATTGATACAATCCCTTGCCATATTGTCGTTAACGCAGGTCCAAATGTGTTCCAAATACCAGTAGCCACGGACACGATCCCTTGCCATAGCCCAGAGAAGAATGAGCTGATTCCGCCCCAAACGCTTGTCGCAATATTGACAATTCCACTCCACGTCCCAGAAAGAAATGATGTTAGTCCGTTCCATGCGCTTGTAGCACCATTAACAATGCCATTCCATAAGTTGCTGAAGAACGTGGTTACTGAATTCCATCCATTTTGAACGCCCTTAGCAGCATTGCTAAAAGTTTTAGTTATGCCGCTCCACAAACCGCTGAAGAATGAAGCAATACCATTCCACATGCTCTTTAGGCCAGAAACAAATTCATACCAAATCTTTTGACCCGTTTTTGTTTGAGTGAAAAAGTACACCAGACCTGCCACAAGAGCTGCAATAGCAACAATAATGGTCACAACTGGGTTTGCCGCCATTAATCCCCACATGGCTTTGATGCCACCGCCAACAGCTTTGACAGCGCCAATAATTGATTTGAAACTGATAATTATTTTCCCGATACCACTAGTTAAAAGGCCAAACACAACAAGAACTCCGGCAATAATGGGTGACATAGCGATAAGGCCTTTAATGAACGACTGCAATGGACCATTTGTATTATTTAACCAGGTTGCAAATCCTCCGAGCGCATTAGCTACCGATTGAATTTGAGGAGCGATAGATCCAATTGAAGTTTTGATTACTGCATCAAAAGCATCCTTCATCTGTGCGAGTGACTGGCCAACGTTCTTTGTCATATTGGCAGAGTTGTCTGATAAATATTTGTTTGCGGCCTTGGCAGAGCTACTTACTTTTCCTAGAGAATCAGAATAGGCGTCCCAACCGGACTTGCCACTCTTAGTTTTTTTCTCTGTCTGGATCAAAAGTGGCAGCATAGCTTTGGCACCCGCAGCACCGTATAAGTTAGTCAATGCCGCAACTTTTTGAGACTGACTCATGCCATCAGTCGCTTTTGCAACTTCTTTAAGAATTTGTGGGAATGGCTTGAATTTGCCTTGAGAATCTGTGTAAGTGATGCCCAATGCTCGCATTTCTCCGGCAGCCACTTTAGACGGGCGAGCCATCAATGTTAATGCGTGGGCCAAGTCTTGAGAACCTTGTGCAGCCCCAAGACCAGCATTACTCATTAATCCGATTGCAGTTGCTGTGTCTTTGATGCCAATGCCCAACGTAGCAGCAGTTGAACCAACGTTAGCAAATGCTTGCCCCATGTCTTCGACTTCGGCATTGGACATGTTAGCATTTAAGGCCAAGATAGCTGAATCTTTAGCTGCGTTCTTAGCGCCTCCACCCCAGATATTCATTGCTTGTTGAACGGTGGTGGCAGTTCCAGCCAAATCAGCACCGGCGACAGCAGAAGCCTTAGCAATAGCCGGAAACTCAGTCTTCAGGTCTTTGATTGATGCACCGTTACGAGCCATTTCAATCATTGCGTTGCCGGCATCTTCGGCACTGATGGGTAAAGTTTTACCTAATGAAAGCGCTTCTGTTTCGAGATCCTTCATATCACCCTTAAGCGACTTGTTACTGGAACCAGCAATGACTGCTGCCTTGTTGATCGACTCTTGGAAAGTGCCATAGCTTTTGATAGCCCCGACCGCCATAGCACCTACAGCAACTCCCGCAATCGTGCTCGCTTTACCGATGCTTGCCATGGCTCCACCGACTCGTTGGCCTGCATTAGAAGCAGCGTCAGTGCCAGCTTTGACTGAGGTCGCTAGGCTTCCCATTGCTGATTGGAATGGTGCGATGTTTGCTGTGAATGTTGCGACTACGTTTGCCATTAGCTACCACCTCCAAATGCGGCATTGAGTTTCTTGATCATTTCTACATCAGGCTTTCTTTCTCGATTGCCACTGCGTTTGAGTATCTTTTGTTCGGCCTTATCAATATTCTTATAGCCAGTTTTAACTGATCGCTTAGGGTTCTTTGCGTTCTGGATATTGGCAATATTGACGGCAAGTTCCATCAGGTCGCGTCTCATATCGACATCACGCAAAAAAGACCCTTCCAAGATTGAACGGGCCTCCCACATGTACAAATTGAATGGCATATCGGGATCATATATCCCGTGACGGGCAAAATCAGTTAAGAGAGACTCTTCTTCATTGCGTCCAGGGTATCCTTGGTCGCTGCTTCTTGAATCTTCTCTTCGGCTGTCTTGTTCTTCTTGTCCGTCAATGCTTTCCCGTATTTTTCGGTCAAGTTCAGCCAGCGTTGTGCTGCGTGTTTGAAAAAACCAGACTCATGAAGCTCCTGCTCAACTTCTTTGAATAGTTCTTGCGACTTGCCGTCTTCTTCGGCCTTGTCGAGTGCGTCCATAATGTCATCGTCTGTGTATGACTTTGGCAGCAGCACACGCAGCGCTTTGAACAATGCCATATCGTCATCAGTAACGAATGCCAGCCAGATTGAGCTTGCACCATCATTGGCACCTTCAGCAGAACTGTAGAGCTTATTTGCGCGGAACAACGCGCGGAAATTGAATTTGGCTTCTACTGGTTGACCTTTTACCGTAATTTCTAACATGAATATCCTCCTAGATTGTCGTCTCAGATCGGCCGCAGCCTACTCGTCTCTGTGTGCGATTAATTAAGCGTGTGAAGTGGTGGTAGTAGTTGATGAGCTTGTGGTAGTCGATGTTACTGCACTGTCAGCAAATTCACCTTGCTTTTCACCTGGGCGTTCGTAGTCGTACAGTTCACTAAGTGCTGCCACCTGATCGTCAGACAGAGGGAAGGTGCCGGGCGTACCGTCAGCGTTCTTGTCTGCCAATTTACCGATGATGTTCAAAGTGAAGTCCATTTCGGAGAAACTGTCTTCATCGGAAATGTCGGCACTGTCGACAATACCATAGCCAAACATTGCTGGATAAGCCTTGTGGTCGCCTTCGACAACTGCAAGTCGTTCATCAACAATGACGCGCCATACCTTAACTTGCCGGCCATTGTGCTTGGCATCAATAATGATGTCGTTTGCGGTGTCCCCGGGAACCATGTAGCTCGTTAGCTCAATACTATCTTCATTGGTTGACGCTGCTACAACGCGACCCATCTTGGTTTGTTCATCAAGAGAATCGCCTTCGATACTTGTATCGCCGGACTCTTGGTGAGCCGGCAAGATTGCGGGGCTACCAATGGGCGCTACTTTAGGATCTGTTGATTGGATAAAGTACCAAACGTCTTTACCACGATAAGGGGTATCTTTTACATACTTAATGCCATTGTTTACTGGAACTGCCATTTTAATAATCTCCTTCTAAAGTAATGAGAAGCATACAGCGACGTAATGGTGTACTCTCGCCCATGCTTGTGTCGATTGAATTAGATGCCGTCAGTGATTGCCACCGTGTCACCTTACTGAGTGACCATTTCACCTTGCGAACGAAGTCTTCCCATTCAGCAGGCGGAGTGTCGATGCTGTCGTAAATGTCAATCTGCTGGCCAACACTCGATAGTGTCCCCGTCTTAGATGACATATCAGCATCAACATGAACGTTCACGAAAACCAGTGGCAACGTGCTCTTAGCGTCCGGCTGAACGAATACAGGGTTGAGGCCATCAGCGATCAATTGAGTTTGCACATCTTCGTACCATTGAGAGAGTGTCATTTGAACGTTGCCGCCTCCTTTAGCTTGTCCATTGTCGTTTTAATGAAAAACGATTGTGCTGCTGAAACGGCTGGACGAATGAATGGCTCGGCTGACATTTTGTAGGTGCCAAATTCCACAAAAGATGAATAATCAGCCTTGGCATCTACAGTTCCCGTGACAGAGGTCGCTGTCTTATTGACTGGCTCAACACTAATATTGTTTGCCATGTATCCGGTTCTTTTTGGTGCCACCTGTTTAGCTGTTGCTTGAACTTGGCCGGTAGTTGTTTTCATTGCCGATGAGGCGGCTTCAATTGTTTTTGCTGCCGTGGCACCAATTTGTTCCATGAGACTGCTTAGCCCAGTCCATGTGACGTTGGTATTAGCCATTGCTTGCACCTCCTGACACGATGAATACCGTTGACTTGCGGTTAACGAATGTCTTGTTGATTGTCCATTTGACACCGTCAAGCTCGATTTCATTCACAGGCTTTACTGGGTTCTTTACGTGAATCTCATAGGCCATGGTGTTCACAAGACCGTATACAGACAGTTCTTGTGCACTGGTGATTGGGATTGTCAGGCAAGTCACCGTCTCTCGCGTCTCTGTCGGTCTGTCATGCAACGGATCAGCGGGCGGTACCTTCCTAATGAGGGTGATTCGATTATTGTATCTCATACGAATCTCATCCCCGGTCGGCGGCTTTGCGATGACTCACGGTAGCCGTCCAGCGCGTCAGAATACTTAGACAAATCTATTGCTTCCCACGTGTTTGATACGTTGCCTTCGGTGCCACTTTGCTTGCCTTCATCACCGATGCGGTTATACATCTTCACCACAATGTCCTTGATTACCCATGCAACTGCATCTGGTACAGTCTGATTGACAATACCGTCTTGGTTGATATAAGTCAGCACACGTGCTGTGGCGTCATCAATCAAATCACTCAACAAGTTATCTTGCAACGTATCAGTCAAACTGATGCGAAGCTTAACACTTGCCAAAATATCTTCCTTTGTATCTGAATCAGCCATCATTTCACCGCCTTTACTGCTTGCACATACTTGTATGAGCACTTCGACTTGTCAACAAAACTAAGGTCATCATCAAACGGCGTGTGATTAACGTACTTGCCTTTGAAGAACAAGCGTTTGTCATTCACGGTCACGCCAGCATTGTGCATGATCTTGGTTTCATTCCATCGCTTGACTGGATCAGTAGCCCAACAAAAGTCTAGTTCATCGCTGATGACGGGTCCGATGTTGAAATACATCATATTCCACAACTGCGCCCACATTTCTGCGGTCCATTTCTGGATATTGCTGTCGACTGTCTGCAAGTATTGCCACAGTCGGTTGCTATCGACATACACCTTTCGCCAGTATTCAGTTGACGGGTGACTGATGAGCCATTGGGCACCACCCGAATTGTGGTTGATTGTTTCAAGCGAAGCTACCGTAACTCCGACAATGTCAGCCATGCGTTTCAGAATCTCTTCTCCGTGTTCGCACTGCTTGATATAGTCAACACTGATATAGCTAAGCGTGTTACTGCACAGCCAACGATCAGGCTTTGCTTTCAGCTTGCGAAAGTCTGGCCGTTTACGGAAGATCACATCGCTGTCGAAGTAGAAATAGTCTTCATTCTCACGCTCATGGTCTTCTGCAAGATACTGCCACCATAGCCACGGCTTCACAGACGGGATATATTGCTTGTCTGAGCGCTTGTCAGTATACGTGTGTACTTCTACTCCATGTTTGCTGGAAAGCGTTTCTGGCACCTTAGAATCATGCACAGTGAAGAGCAAAACGACATCTTTCATGTCAAACCCGACACTTTGCAGATTGGTTAGGCAGACTTCCAGCTCCCACTCAAATCTCTGAATAGCGGGTTGACACAAGATGAGTTTCATTCTGTCCTCCAATCAGCCGCCCGGTTTCCCGTACTGTCCTATTTCGATAGGCGACTTGCATCAATTAACTAAGCGTGCGAAGTAGTTGTGGTTGTCGTTGTAGCTTTTGTAGTGGTCGTGGTAGTTGCTGACGTCCCGGCAGTGAAGATTGCCTGACGGTTGTCATCGCTGATCCACTGACCTGCCTTACCGGCACCTTGCAAAGCAACGCCCGCAAAGTTCTCGGATTGAATCGTCCGAACAACGTTGATGCCAGTAAATGCACGGCCAATGTTATCAGGTGCAAAGATGATGGCCTTGCCAGCCATGTAACGAGTAGGCGTCTTGGTAACAATGATGTCGCGGAAACGAACGATGCCATTTTCGTCGATGTTCACAGCAGAACCTTTGGAGCTGGTTACCAACTGGTGGTCGATGATTGCGTTGTAAACTTCGGCAGTAACGTATGCACGAACTGGAACAACGACTTCAAGATCCGTGTAACGTTCGGACGCCGCTTCGAATACCTTGTTGACATCATCAACCGCACCAAGATCAGCCGCAGCACTAGCAACCAAGTAGGCGCCCAGCTTGCTGTTGAACAGCCGCGTCTTAGCTTGTGCTTGCAAGTTCAGGCGGTCAGCCACTGCAGCATTTAGATCGTTGTTGACAGTGAGCTGGTCGATACCTTCGTTGAAACTCCAGCCGAAGGAATATGGTACATCGATGTCGCCATAGATAATTTCCTTCATTGGCCCGAAGCGGTTAGAGTTGCTGGTGCCAGAGCCAAATGCCACGTTAGGATCAGTGTTGTATGTGCCAACAGCAACAGGCACATCATTCGCTTTAACACTGAACGCAATCGCGTTGTTTTGAACGCTATCGAGTGCTTGCAGTGCGCCGAATGTTGGGGTGAATGTGCTTTGCACACCGAATACGGTTTGCATTAAACCGATGAATTGCTTCTGATAGATGCGTACTGGTAAATCGTTGTTTTCTGTAGCCATGATTAGCTACCTCCTATTTCTTTTTGTATTGTGCCATGATTTTCTTGAATGGATCGTCAGGGCCATCAAGGGCAGAAGCACCATTTTTAGGCGGATCCGTTTGCAGCTTAGATTCAACCTGCTTGTTTACCGTCTCTTGAATTGTCTTCTGAATATTCTCAACAGCCGTCTTGATCTTGTCAGCATCACCCAAAGCAACCAGAGAGTCAGCAAAGTCAGCCGGCAGTCCTTTGTCAACGAGTAATGACTTCGTACTTGTCGACAACTCGCGCCGATTGAGTTCAGCCTCACGCTTGTCTAGTTCTGCCTGTCGCTGTTTCTCAAGCTCTTTGGCCTTTTCATCTTCGGTCATCTTAGCAAGCCGTGCGCCTTCACTCTTGGCTTCCTCAAGCGCCTTAGCCTGTTCTGCTTCCCACTTAGCCCTGGCTGTTTCCAGTGCCTTAGCTGCACGTTTATCGGCCTCGCTGTCAAGCTGAGCCTGCGTATATGTGGTTGGCGCCTGAGTGGTGGTTTCGGTTGTCTCGACTTCTTCTTGAGTTTGTGTTTCTTCTGCCATGATGGTTCCTCCTGTTTAGCCCAAAACGAATAGACGTGCTAAATGACCCCAGCCACGCCATAAGGCCCAGCCACGATCGCACGTCTATCACTTCACGCTATTATTTTTGAGTAGTTTAGGGACTTGCTCAGGTCACAAGTTTATAAAAGAATTTGCTTGATCAGTTCTGGGTTCTGCTTGGCCAACATGCGAATCGCATGCGCTAATCCGTCAACCATTGCCTCATCATTGTTTTGCTTTTCGAAACCACGTTCGTGCAATATCGCATGAATAATCTCGTGCACTAAGGTGATCTTTGTCTCATCACTAGCCATTCCATCACAAATGCGAATGCACGCTGGCTTATAACGCGTATCGCCAAAAATCTCGCTTTGTAAATCTTCATTGCTAAGCTGAAGTTTTCGATGACTTACTTCTTTAACCTTGTACTCGATATCATCAATCAATACTTTTTCTGGTAGCTTCATTGTTTCCTCCCGCTTTTGCGCTCACAAAGTGCAATTACGCCATAAACCAGTAGTAGGATGCAAAAGATTCCCAGCGTAAGTGTAAATCCGATCAAGATTGGTGATACAACCCAAAGCCATGGCCAGTCGATGACATGGCACAGTTTGAGAACGATAAATGCGATCGTCAGCAGGCCACAAAACCCTGTGCCACGGCTTGCGGTTTCACTTTTAGTTTTATTTTCCATTATTTCCTCCGCTTAAACCTGTGATCGGTACGTGGCTGTTAGGATATTGGTAGCAATTTTGTGTGCTTCGTCTTCATTTGCACCGTTTTCAATTGCTCGGTCATGAACCGTCATATAGAAATCAGCGGCCATTTTGTACGTCTGTTCTGCCTCAGCGTCCATAACTAGTCCCTCCATTACAAAGCTTGTGTATTTGCCAATATCAATCTTTTGCTTTGCCATGATTTCCTCCTAGTCATCTTCAACCTCATCACCAGAGTCATACGCAGCCCATGAGCAAAGACAGTTGGGGTGCGCTGGTATCATCCCCTCGGCTTGTTTCAGCGTGTAAACCTCACCGCTGCGTTGCTTACATATGTCACACGCGCCTGAGTTGATAACCCAAATCACTTTCTTGTATCCAGCTTCACGAGCGTTCACAACGCTTTGATGTGCCATGACGCGATCGCTTTCGGTTCGAATGATGCGGTCTGATTGATACTTCATGACACCAAACTTATTACGAAGCGATGGGCTTTGCGTAATCGGATTGCTGTGCGTCAACAGTGCATTCTTCATCATCTTAACCAGATCATTTCGCAATGCGTCTTGATTTGACCAGATACGGTCGCTCCATGTTGCACCATCGAACAATTTATCAACGATTGATAGGTCAGGCTTGATTTTCTTTCCATATATTGATGATCCCAGCTTGGCCGTCTGTTTTACCAAATCACCAAGCGTTGTGCCAATATAATCAGCAACCTTAATGGCAACAGCCGTTGAATAAACATAGGCCGCATATGATAGCAGATCATCGTTATTGGCAACTGACTTCTGCTTAACTCCGGCTTCTTGTGCATCTCGATCAAGCTGTTCTTTCAGCGCAGGATCGTAGTACCGCGAATCATCAGCGTGTGTGTATTCTTCGTGCTTCTCGTTGAATGCATACCAGAAGGCCATGAATGCCGCGGTGTATTTGGCAACGTCACTTGCTATCTGGCGGTGTTGCTTGTCCTGTTTGTCCGCGAACGCTTTGATCCGTTCCTTCGGTGTTTTCGTCATTGTTTGTCAAGTCCTCACTGTAATCACTGTCTGCTCGTTGCTTGGCAACCATATCGGTAATCTCTTGCGGATCAGTGACGCCTGGTGCAAATCTGTACAAGTATTCTTGTGGCAGTGTTGCACCCGCAGCAACAAGCGCTTGAATCTGCGTGATGTCATCTGTTGGTAGATTGTCGCGGAACGTGAACTTAATCGTATTAGGATCCGTTTTCATGCCGCCTGACACGCTTTGATCGAGTGCATATATGATTGAGTATCGTTGGTACAGTGATTTCTCAAACATGCGTCGCTTGATTGCTGCTAATTCGACAGTACCAAGCAGCTTGTACTTCATCGCAACACCAGACACGTTAGACGCAAAGTTACTGTCGGTTAGGTCTGGTGTGTGGCTGAACTTATGAATGTCTTCGGCAACGCGTTTCTTGTACGCTTCGGTGCCACTGACGTCATATGCCTTGTTGATGTACTTTGCGTCAACGCTCGTTTGCTGACCGGTTGCTGTCATTCTAGACTTGAGCAGCAGCATGTTGGCGTCTTTCTGTTCTTTGATAAGCTCTAGTTTGTCCTGTGCGAGCTTTTTCATCGCCTCAGGATCGTTAGGGTCAACACCACTCATAAGCGTGCTACCGTTGAATAAAGCGTCAATATCACCGCTGATGACTAACAACGCATCATTCAGGTCAGTCATGTAGTTAGCAGTGTCAGACTGTGCTGAATCGTACAGGTCAATCAGTGAGATCACGTGCTCGAAGTCACCAGTGCGGAAACGGTTGTTGTCATACTCGACAACTGGAAATACACGAATGATCTCGCTGCGATCCAAATACATTGCACCACCAACCGTGGTCGGCTTGTAAACGTCATGTTCTGTCGCGGTCCACGTTTCGGGGATGATGTTGATAATTGTCTTGTTGTTATCGTCAACTAATTCAACTGAATGGTACCGAACAGCCATGATTGGCTGCGGATCAACATCAAGCGAGTAGATGACGAACGTATCAAGCGGATCAAGACGAACACAATGCTCGATTGAGTCACTGCCATAGTAAACATACTCGTAAGCACGCCCATATCGCGTCATATCTAGGAACAGATCATAGTTGAGCGCGTCCAGGTCGTTCACTCGCGTAATCTGGTCGAGCCGCTTGTCATCTTCATCAAGCTTCACGTTCACTGGATTACCAACAGAGTAGGCAGTCTGGAAATCAGCGATGTACTTGCCGAACGAGTGAACAGCTCTGTGGTCTGACTTGCCGGTTTCAATGCGCCGTGACTGTGGGCTTAGAATGCCTTCATTTTGACCCTTGTAGTATCGGTCGAGCTTCTTCAGCCGTGGAAGCTGATACTCGTGATGGTGGAAAATGAACTTCATGATCCGATCCGGAGTGAGGCTCGTAATGTCTTCTTGGTAAAGTAAGTTTGATTCTTCAAATGGATCCATCATGTCACCCCAATCCTAAATTTTTGATTGTCTGAATGCGTTCTTGGTTGCTCATGTAATGGCCGGCAGTTCTGAACGTGAACGGCTCCATCGCATACCTCAAAGCGTCACAATTATGCACAATAAAACCACCATTAACAGCAAAGTTATGGTGGTTCTTTACATACATGTCATAAACGTCTTCATATCCGGAAAAACTAATTGACTTTATTTTCACGCCTTTTTGCAAACGAGAGTTTTGAGGCACAACTACGTGAGCAGGTTTCTTTTTTTGAATATTTGTTTGCGCTGAATTTAGTGCCACAAATTACACACGTCCTTTCTACATCATCAATGTGGTTATTTCTACGCCATTTTGACTTGCAAGCGTTGGAGCAGAAACGGTTGTGTCCGTTATCTTGTGCTGAAAATGTTTTCCCACATTGTTCACATACAAATTCTTTTTTGGCGTACAGTTTATCTTTCATCGCCTCGAAGTGCTTTAAATGCCACTCGTGTCCTTCAGCAGAAGCGTGCCATTTAGGCGCTAATTCAATACCACGCTGGTGAAACTCAGCGAACCACTCATGGTTGTTTTTAACCTTTTCAACACCGTGCAAATGCTGGTGGTCATGTGAAGAAAGACAGACCAAATTGGAAATATCGTTGTTGTCTTTGTTTTTGTCAATGTGGTGGACGTCATAACCGGGCTTTATTGTACCGTGGTACTTTTCCCAGACGTAGCGGTGCAATCGTTTCGGCTTTCCTTCTTTTGCAATGAACTGGTTGCATTGCCAATAACCGCTTTGATCATCTTTTACGAAACGGTAGCCGTCTACAGTGATGGATTTCATAAAATCATCTCCTAACATACATTATACCATGCATGGAGTATCTTGGCGCATTAAATTGAGATAATCTCATCATCTTCTGTTAAATCGGCTAACTCTTTCCAACCGTCTTTGGTAAGAAACTTATGGTCGGCTGTTGCTTTGACTGTTCGCCCATCCTCTAATTCGATTTCAAACACTGCCGCTTGTTTTCTTGTCTTGCATACGTTGCTAAACTCATCAACTACTACATTCCCAGTTTCAGCGTCAAGACTATAAACGTTACCAGTTTTTCCTACTAGCTCACTGATTGGCTTGCTACCGTTAATAGTTTCAACCAATGTATCACCAGTCAAGCAGGCATGGTTATTAGCGTCTTCAGGCGTGTTCGTCCAGTTGTCAAACTTGTCTTTGGAATAAACGTAAGTGTTGAATTCTTCCAACAGTCCCTTGACACGGGGATGAACAACGAAATGATACGACTGCATGTATTGAATACCCTGTGAGACGCTGTCTTTTCCCTTGCCAGCGCCTACGATGTTTGGCACACCATATACACCTGAAAGCTCAGATATGAGCCTCTGTTCGGCGCTATCAGCCGTTATCTGCAAGCCATAGCCTTTGTGTTGCCCAATTGCCTCTGCAATCTGCTGTGTCAGCATCCCCTGCTGATAGAACTCGTCATAGATATACACGACTCTGTTCTGCTGATCAATGGCTATAAACTCACCCGCTGTCGGGTCATGCTTGAAACCGAAGTCAAGGCCGACTGCTTTTGGCAACGTGGCTATCTCTTCCATACTGAAATCGCGCTGCTCGAACAGCCCATCAAACACAAGACCTTCTGCAATGCCCCAGTCTCCATATACAGCGACACGGGCACGGTTAGGATTGCGCTTAACCATGTCCTTGAGGGTTTCAACGTAGTCATCATTTAACCATGGGTTATCCGTGTATGTGGTCGTGAAACTGCGCGTGTTGGGTCTCCGCGTATCTTCATCGAAGAACTCACTCTTAAGCCAGCTTCTGTCGCTCCACGGGTTGAATGTGATCACGGTCTGATAGAATCCTTGAGGATCAGGAAGAATGCCTCGTAAGGATTCTTCAACGGTTTCAAAAGCCGATTTTGACTTTAATTCGTAAGCCTCCTCTATCCATTCACGGCAAATAACCCCGACATCTGTAGTTATCGAGGTTATCTTGAGCGCATCGTCCACAATATGTTACGATATGTCCGTTCCCGACATATCTCTCTATGTTTCCATAAAGTTCAGACTATATCTTGGCTTTCGCCCCTCATCTTTCAACCCCACTTGGGGCTTACTCTACTCGTTCACCATTTAAGGTGCTTTCGATAGTCGTTACACGCGTTCAAATTTATATTCAATTCCAGTCTTGCGGCGTCCTGTTTGCTTGCGGCGTCCATTTATAACATCATCAATTCCATGTCGGGTTATGCCATAATATCGTGCAGCACTAGAAATTGTTTTAAACACTCTACCATCGTTAAAACAACGCACAGCGCGTGCCTTAGGATTGTTAGATCCATTTCTATCTTCACCAGGCCGCTCGTTCATTAAATTACCAGCTGGTAGCCATTTGTAATATTCTGATTCTTCATGTTTTAGCATGTCTTCCATGTTATCAGTACTATACTCCCAGATAATCCTAACATCATTTACCAGCTTTAAATTTTTAGAGTTCATATATCTATGGATTCTACTAGCGCCTTTACCAGTGGCTAACGCACGCTTATGTTCTTTCAATCGTGCTTGCATTCTCGATGTGCTACCGACGTAAATAACATTGCCTGTTGACTTTTCTTGAAATAAATAAACTAAATACATGATAATTCCATCCCCTTCACTAATGACATTATATCATTTTCCGGGGCTGCTGTATACTAGAACTACGCTCGGTCTGAACTACAGCTTAGCCTGTTTAGCCTTTAACCGAATTAATGAGGTTTAACGTGGGCTGGTTTGTTAACCCACGGAAAAATATCTTTTGACCAGTAGGCTTATATGTTATCTCAAGCGGTGACACTGTGAACTTGAAAAGGTCATATACCCCGAGATCGCTTGCGGCCTTCTTTATGGTTGCGAAAGTGGAATCTTTGTGTGTACCGAAGTATTGCCGGATAACCAGCCAGTTGACGTAAGGGTGAAGTAGTATATCCACAATCACCTTACGAGCCGCGGCCACTGACTTGCCAGATCCACGACTGCCCTTGTACGAGAGATAACGTGCATTGCTCGTGAACATCGGATAATAAGCAGGTGAAACGATTTTAGGTATATCGATTGTAATATTACTCATTATATTTCTGCTCCTCGTTGCTATTTGGCACGATGATATTGACGTTAACAGCATCTGTTCCGTCTCCGCTAGTTTCACGTTTGGCCTTGGCCTCCATGATGTCAGCCTCAGCCTTTGATTTGCGAGCCTGTTGTTTATTCAATTCGTCACCACTGCTCAAAGCCTTTTCGATGATGTATGAAGCGGCATTATATCGAACCATTTCAGACTTGGCATTCAATAGCTCTTTCATGGTTAGTACGGCCGAAGATGATAAATCATGCAGCATAAACCGTGTATATTCATCTTGCCCACGTCTAAAATCTTCGTGTGTTTTCCAAGTGGATAACGTTGTCGCTGAAACATTAACTTCTTCCGCTATTTTTGCCTGCGTCATTTCCCCTGAAAACAGCAACATAACGGCTTTTTTCTGTTTCTCAGGTAACTTTAAAAAATTCTGCAAACTTTTGATTTTTTCAACCATTACATATCACCACACCTCCCGCATTTGTACGAGCTCTTAGTCTTCCGTGTATTGTTTGATCTTGTCAACCCGCAAGTCGCACCATTCATCATGTGTGCCGTCTGCCTTGTAAACTGTTACGACTGGCATTGAACGATAGCCTAGCTTGCGGAACCGCTCGTAGTCGTCCGCGTCCGCTGTGACTGTTTGTACTGGCATTACACGTGACAGTTTTAATACTGTTCGCCGGCACTTTTGACAGCGCGGCTTCGTGTAGATAAATGCTTGCATGTGTTTCTCTTCTCTCGATAGTTTCTCAATTATTGCTTGCTCCACGTTGCTCACATATCCATATTCGACTCGCTTCATTCCGTTAGACATAATAGATCGCCCTCGTATCATGATCGCTGTATTCGACCAGCTCAAACGTTTTGTGAGCAACCACGCCAATATCATCAGTCCACTGATCGGTTGGCTTGCGCGTTGATACTTGACGCTGAACGAATCCGCCTAGGTCTTTGCTCATCTCTGAATGGAGATGCCCCGTGAACAGTTCGCGATTCTGTGCTGTGCCTAGCATGAAGCCGAACTCATCAAGATACTTCGCAAGGTAGTTGTTCTTGCCCTTGTCTCCGTGAGTGGCACCAATGAAGTTATGGCCGAGCATTGCGCCTTTGTAATGCTTCAGCGATATATCCCAAGTGATGTTCGGCTGGTTGCTGTAGGCACGTTTTAATAAACGCGCAAACATATATCCAACTGACGGGTCGTGGTTACCTGGCGCATACATGACCTCACACTCATTGGCATTCTTAATGATTGCTTCAATCAGTGTCTCGAAGTATTGCTCCATTTCGTTCACAGTCTCGCCTAAGTCGGTTGTTTCGAGCTGTGTACCCTTTGCTGTGGTCGAGTTGATATTATCCACATGAGCCAGATCACCGCCCAGAATGAGCAATATTTTGGCGTAGTGGCCGCGTTGGATGATCTCTAGCTGACGTTTGAGAGATTCAGCATAGACATCAAACGTGTGACCGTTGAAATGTGTATCAAACGCAGGAATGACTAAATAGCGATCTGACTCCACAAAAATAGGAGCCTTAGCTTGGTATGGCTCCTTGTGTGTGATGATGTCATTCATCAATGATTCATATTGTTCTGCTTCGACCAACGGCCTGATTTGTATCTTGCTTTGATACAATGTTGCTTCAGGCGTCTGCTTCCAGAAGTTGCTTGTGGCACGTACAAGTTCCCACTTGGTGTAATCATACCCGTGGGCTTCCAAAACCTCTCTAGGCGTCATTTTGTGGCCCCTTACGACTTTCAGGATAGTCTCACTGGACTGTGTTCCGTCTGAATCGTATTCATTCTTCAGTGGTTTTTGGAACTCGATGCCAAGCCGTCTTGCTTTGCCTTGAAGCGCATCATAGCTAATCCCGAGCTTGTCGGCTGTTTCTCGTCTTGTAAAGCCTTCAGAGGCGAGCTTCCTAATGTCGCTTATTTGTTCATCTGTCCATTGCATCTACTCGCCTCCGAAATTATTCTTTTACATATTTAAGCAGTAGTTCTTCCGGCCGCTTGCCTTTTGCTTGAAAAGATATCTTTTTGCCAATAATAAAAGCCACCTCGGTATGAGGCAGCTGTGTGTATTCACTGATATATATTTGCTTTGCCGGACATTTTGCGAGCCAGCTTTGAAAATCATCATCGTCAAAGCCGCCATAGTCTTTGCTTGTTCCGATATATGGCGGATCACAATAGACAATGTCGCTAGGCCCGATGTCGAGTGAGCGATAGTCAAGCACTGAATATTTTAGTTGCTGGAGTCGCTCGAGTTGCTGGAGTCGCTCGAGTTGCTGGAGTCGCTCGAGTTGTTGCAGCCGTGCCAGTTGCTGGAGCACGTCATAGCGACTGCGAATATTCATTTTTTCCAATCGCCACTTGTGAAACAGCCTGTATTTACCCGAAATACTGTTTTCATTTTTTGCATATGCATAAAGCTCATCAAGTTGCGTCCCCGTGTCTCCCCAAAAAAGCGCCCGCGTCAGTTGCAATTTTTCTTTTTCGATTTTCTTTCCCCACAAATAACTGTTTAGGCCGTTGCTAAAGCTCCAAATGGTCAACACAAGCGTGCGCTCAATCGAATCAGGCATGTTGTCTCGCCAGTTGTAAAACGTTTCGCGATCCATATATACATAATCCATCAAATCGAAGTGTGGGTTGTCTTCGATTAACGCTTTCAACAGATTAACAACCGTTTTTCGCCTGTCATTGTAAACTACTTCGTCCCATTTTCCGGATGAGGCTGCTGTCAGGCTAATTGATCTGCCACCTCCGAATACGTCAATGAGACGGTTGCCAGCAGGCAAGATGTCGATGATCTTTTCTGCCTTTTGGCCCTTGTTGCCAACGTACGGTAATCCGCGTTTCCATTTTTTGACTGTTTCAAGTTGAGTTCCTCCGTAAATATGTATAAAAATAGCACCTCACGAAAAATGAAGTGCTTCAACGCAACCGCCGGGAGTCGAACCCGATAATAGAGGCCACAAAGTTAATCCTCCGGTTGCCGCTCGCTCTCCCAGTGTCAGATGGGGTCATCGCAAGCTGTGTCCGGTCGCTGAACTGGACAAAGAACTGTGCCACGACCTGCCGTGGCTGGTCCCGCTCAACCGGGAAGCTCAGCCTCTAAGGAGGTATATAAGTTCACCCTGCTACTCATCGTCATGGTAGGCGTATCGGGACGTAGTGACGGTAGCTACTCCGTCACAGACCTTCACGGGTGAAATGTGGCATGCGGGAATCGAACCCGCCTGACTATCTCAGCCAGTCCTCATTTGCCACGCCTTGCCACAGCTTTATCATAACTGAGGCTCGGAGGAAAAATGCGGTGTCTCAGGTTTCTCACCTTTGGCACAATACCATCATATGACGGAAAAATAGTTGAAATGTCTCACAAAGGTCTCATCTCGATTTCAACTAATGGGCAAATCTCAGCGAATGCAATTAGCGCTTCACGTTTTGTTCGATAATACTGGGCTTTCGATAAAAACAGCTTGTCCATTATTTGCTTGTCACTATATCGTTTGGTTAAGTAACAGCTTGTTAGTATAAGCCGATGATTCTCTGATTCCAGAGATTCAATAGCACCTTCACAGCACGCTATATAGTACAGCTCGTCAGCGTGCGATACGAGCTTGTCCTCGGCTTTGTTGCCATAGCTAGGTGACTTGGGCATGCCGTCCATCACGGGGCTTCTGAGCGCTATTTTGGTACGTTGAGCGATCCGCTTGTGATGCCAGTAGTTCCCCAAGACCTCTTTGGCGTTTTCAATTGTTTTGTCATGATCAATTGGGCTGAAATATCTCGTTGCTCGCACTACTGCGTCCACTCCTTATGGTATGATTTGTTTGGGTTTGTAGGATAAGCGTGCCGTAATGGTGCGCTTTTTTTATTTGTCTTCAGGAGGCCTAATAAGCTCCCACGGGTCAATCCCAACGCGTTCAGCGAAGTCATCAAGTTTTGCCAAGCTAACGTTGTTGTCTTGAAGCAGATGCGCCAGTTGACGTGTCGTAATGCCGATGCTTTTTGCGTAATCCTTCTGTAGCATGTGGTTATCGCTGATATTCTTGCGAACGTTATTTTGAAACACGCGATTACTTTTTGATTTCATTTATTTTCCTCTTTTCCAGTTAGCCCACATCCACGTTGCAACACCCGCAGTTAGCAACATGACGGCAATCATTGTTTTCCCTCCAATAGCTCCGGATTTTCGTGTGCGTTACCGATGACCTCACATGTTTCAACACCATTTTGAAAAATGGTTGCAAGTGCATTTGCATCATAATTCCATGTTTCCGGTATTCCCTTCAAATCAAATGCTGGGTATTCTTCATCGCCAAACCATTTTACGGTTGCTACATATGATTCACCGTCTTCTCCTGTTACTTTCAGAATATCGCCTTCGTAGATTTCCCGCCCATTCTTGTCTTCAAGTCCGGTGTACTGCATGATATCATAGTTATCTGCAAGTTGTAGTTCCGCATCATAGGCATATTCGATAAGGCTCCATAATCCGCTTGGACCCAAATTCATAGCGGCAACATCAACCATCACTTTGTCTTTTTTGTTCCATGCTCTGAACTTAATCTCTCGTTTCATTTCTCCGCCTCCAATTTCACGATTTCGCCGGTTTCCTCTACTTTCCAAGCGCCTAGCACCCATGCACGGGCGAAGGTGTTCTCATGTTCAAACGTCATCCATGGAGATAAAGAAACTACTGCGGCGTAGCTCATCGCTCCGGATAGAGAGAATTTTTTGTGTTTGAGTTTTACAATCACATCGCCCACCGCTTTCGGAATCACCGGAAGGTCATCTGGCAAGGCGGCGTCATAGTCATCAAGATAATTTGGCTCATCGTCACAGTAGTATGGGATTCCGGCTTCGTTGGTATATGCGTCAGAAACCTCGGCGTAGCATTCTGCTAATTTCTCCAACACGTCTCGCTTCGTCTCTGTCATAATTTCCTCCTACAAATTGGGCAATAGTTAATTGCCATATCCAAAACGACTGATACTTCTCCGAATCGGTTCATTTGCGTGACACACAGCTTCGGGTGCTTGTTTTCTGGAGATTTTATTCGCGCTTTCACCCGTCTGCACAGTTTCGTTTTGCGGACGTCGAAATATTCTGTCTTGTCTGAAATGGCCTTGCCATAGTGTGCGTGCTTTGATTGTGGGTCGGTCTCATGACAATATGGGCAGTTCTTCTGCTGCTCGGTTTCTTCTGGCAAGACGTTGACGTCCCGCTTAGTTTCATTGCTCATAGCACACACCTCCAGCCGGTAGTCTCGAACATTGCATAGTAAACGTCAGGGTTCTTCTTTTTTAAGTAATTGAGTTGAAGAACTGCTCGCTCTAAAACAGTTACTGTAACCGCCAATCTTTTGTTCATGATTTTTTCTCCTTAATCGATCTCTTCTGCTTCAATCTCAACACGTGGTTGATCGCTGTACCATTTGCCAACATGGATTTCGACTATTTGGTTGTCGTCTTCCCACAAAATCCCGGTCAGCGCATCAGACACCGCTTTGTAATAGTTGTCTGTATCCGGCTTAACAGTTGGTCTAATGATGCCGTCCTGTTTTTTCCGCCTAGTAAGCTTGCTACCGGATTTTTGAATACCTCTGTATACTTTTACGTTTATCCTGATAGAACCCGTCAGAGGCTCAATATGGAGCTCCTGACGTGCAATCTGCTTGATGTATTCTTTGTATCCACGTGATTTGGGAGGATCATACGTGCTTACATACTTTCCTCGCCGAGAAAACCTAGGCCGCCCTTGAGCAACCGGCTCACCGGGTATTGTTAGCCTTATCACGCTGGCTTCACGTCCTTGTGCTCAATCATGCTTTTGCCTCCTCAAAATTTTTGTTCTGGTAAACTCACGTTTAGCTTTTGCAAGTATCCTCGCCAAATATCGTATGTGTTTTGGCAGTAAGCCCGCGTTACTGGATCAGTTTCTTTTGTTGGTAAATATGCGCTAGTTTCCCCATAATATTCTGATTCAGCCGTCTCTAACGCATCGACTAATGTCACGTATGCCCATTGGCACCAAAACTTCTTCATACCAGTATCGGCTTGTTGCGCCTTTTTTAGATATTCCGCTGCTTCATCAAGCTGCAGAATAACGAACAGCGAGTATTGATAATGTCCCTCCTGCATGTACTCATTGAACTCTTTAAGTGTCATAGTTGGATAAGCCATTTTAAAACGCCACCTTGAACTGCAGTTTTGGTGCGAAGAAATTAAAATCAATACTGCCAAGTGCTCCTTCACGATTTTTAGCAATACTTAAAGTCACCGTGCGAACATCTGATTGAGCGTTTGAACGGTCGCTATTCCATAAAAAGCCAACCGCGTTGCTGTCCTGTTCAATTGAGCCTGATTCACGTAAGTCTGATAGCACTGGCTGCTTGTCTTGCCGGTTTTCAATTGCGCGTGACAACTGACTAAGCAGGACAATTGGAATGCTAAGTTCATTGGTCAACACTTTGAATTGCCGCGTGATTTCCTCAATCTGCAAGCGACGATCCGGCTGACCGCGAACACCAATTAACCCAAGATAATCAACAATTGCAAGATAGCCTTTATCAGCTTCT